ATAAAAGTTTACCGTTTGACCAGGCTATTAATTTTTTCCGGTCTAAGGTCAACGTGCCTACTGCTACTTGGCGCGATGTGTGGCAGTCAGAGCATGATGTCGCATTTGTGGTAGCAGGTGCAACTAAGGCTGCATTATTAGCTGATTTTCGCCAAGCTGTTGATGATGCTATAGCTCAAGGTAAAACCAGGGCTGAGTTTCAGAAGGATTTTGACCGCATTGTAGAAACTCACGGTTGGCAACATCGGGGTGGAAGGGAATGGCGGGCAAATATTATTTACGGTACGAACCTGAGAACGGCTTATGCTGCGGGGCGGTATGAACAAATTACTGACCCGGATGTGTTGAAAATGCGTCCTTACTGGATGTGGAAACATGGTAATTCCCGTGAACCGCGACTGCATCATTTGGCGATGGATGGTAAAGTGTTTGCGGCTACTGACAGTTGGTGGAATACTAACTACCCTCCATCTGGTTGGGGTTGTAAGTGTATGGTGGTTACTCTGTCTAAACGTGATGTTCAAAGACGGGGTTTAGAGGTGGAAGAACCACCAAAAGGGGATACTTACCAATGGACTAACCCAGTAGGACAGAAAGTTATAGTTAAGAATGCTCCTGATCCTGGTTGGGGATATGCGCCGGGGCGTTCTACTCAGCAGCATCGGGTGGAAATTTTGAAGAATATCCTGCAAACTTTACCGAATGATTTGCGTCGTCAAGTAGAGCAGGACGCTGTGGTTCAGGTTAGAAAACCAGAAACGGGGGATATCCAAAAACAGGGGGTTTTTAGGTATTTGTTGCAACAGTTAGGGCAGGATATCCAGGAAGTGATTGGTGTTCCGTCAGTGGCTGATGATGGCAGTCTAACCGGGTATTTCCGCACCCGTGAGGGTGAGTTTTTTGGTGTGGTGCAGATAATTGGCGGACAATGGAGGCTGGAGTATGGCAGGAGTAACCCTCAGAGTTGATGATCGTGAGGTTCAAAAGGCGTTAACTCAGTTGGCTGGGAGGATGGAAAATTTAACTCCAGTGTTTAAGAATGTTGGGGAATATATGGTTTCATCCATCCTGGAACGGTTTGATGATCAGGAAGATGCACAGGGTAATAAATGGGCTGCTCTAACGGCTGCGACTATTGCCAGAAAGCAGAAGAAAGGGAAGATATTAAAAATCCTCCAGCAAGATGGGGATTTGCGGAGGACTGTGGTTTATCAAGCTGGTGCTAGTAAGGTAGAAATTGGGACTAATCGGATTTATGGGGCAATTCACCAGTTTGGGGGTAAGGCTGGTAGGGGGAGGAAGGTAAATATTCCGGCGCGGCCTTTTTTGGGGGTGAGTGCGGCGGATAGTTTAGAGGTGGTGAGTATTGTGGAGGATTTCTTGTCAGACTAAAATTTTATAGTTTTATTAAATCACTGAATCCTAATTCTTCTACAGCTTGATTCCAAGCTATTTTTTCATCTTCAGTAAAGATATAGCCAACTTGTTGCAGTATATTTATTGCGTCGGCAACTGCCGTTTCTATTCTTACTGTTAAGATGCCATCCGTAATAAGCCCCAGCGCAGTTGAAATATTATTGGCATAAGCTATCACTTCATTACTTACCTGACCTGATACAAAACAATTCATTCTGACTCGGCTGTAGATAAAGTAAAGTTTACCAGATAGTAAACTATCTTGTAACCCGTTCCAATTGGGCTGTTTTACTTCTATTAATTCAGGAGGATCAGGAATTATTTCTAGTTTTTGCCCAGACAATATAAATTCCTTCCAAGCTTTAATTAATACAGGTAATGTTGGTTCACTAAACATTGAAAATTCAGGGTTTCCATTAACCCAAGGAACAGGAGTCGTAGAACCTGGAGATTCAAGAAATAGAGTATATGAATCACGCTTCATAATATTAATAAGCTGAAGAATAATGAAAACTTGTATTCAAAGTGAGGTTTGATGGTGAGCCAGTTTTTTCCGCTAAAGCATACAGCCTAATTGCTACTTTATTACCTAAAGAATTGGTATTTTCTGCTGACAGAAAAGTGTTTAAAACTCCCATTACTAAACTAGAAGGGTTTATAGGAGCATTGATAGTAAGAGAAAATAGCAGTGTGGGGTTCAAAGCCTGTCGTCTAGCGTAAAAAAATAAATTCCAATAATTAGTAGAATTTGCACTACTGCACCCAATGGTGCAATCGTAAGAGTGGAAAAAAATACCTTGTGAGTCACCTTTCTTCCTTGCAGTTGATATATTAGTTCCAGTACCTGCTCCTGTAATAGAAAAAGTTGTTATCGGTAAATCTGACCCAGGAGAACTTGCTTGCTCTGGTAGAACAGATATAGTGCTAGGTGCGAGCCAGTAAGTGCCATTCCAACAGCACTCGGTAAAATTAGATGGGTTGTACCATCTATCTCCGATCTTTAAAGCGATTCCATCAAGCCTTTGTATGGGTTTTTCAGTCTGGTAGAAGAGACAAACTCCATTTACAATTGCTCCATTTGGTATGTTCTTATTTATATTATTCAGTGCTGATTGTAAATCAGTCTGATTTGCTATATCGCCGTTAATATCTCCCCAATTTGGGTGACTGGGGACGATATTAACTATTTTGTCTGTATTGACTTCGATAACGGGATTATTAGTGTAAACCTCAATTATGTTATTCATTATTAATAACCCTGTTTTAAAGTCGTTAGAATATTCACCTCAGTAGGGAAAAGAACTATAGGACATATATCCCCCTCAAAAGTGATCACAAAATCAATCCAAGCCTGTCCTATCAATTCCTTTAAAATGTCTGATTGAGACAAATCCAGATAAAAAAAGCACTCACTTCTAACTTCGGATGTGCTGATGATCGTTGCATTTCCTTCTATTAATGGGTCTGATTGATCTTCTTTTTTTTTCTTAAATCTAAATTTAACGGTTTTGTCACTCAAATCTGCGGGGTAATTGAAGAACACTTGATTGTTAATGCCTTTTTGGATTGGTATAGTCTTAATAAAGTGCGTCATTATCTTTGTACTTCATGGGTGCTTTTTTTGATCTCAGATTAATCCTTGCATTTAAAAAAAAGAAAGGTGAATTAATTCAGCCTGTACATAGATATTCCCTATACTCAAAATTATGGGTATGAAAAAATATCTAGAAATTTTCAAAGCTGGAAAACACACCGCAATGGATGGGCGCACACTCTCATTTGGAGAGAGTGATGTCACTGCTTCTATTAAAGCCTACAACCCGACTATTCACGAAGCTCCTTTAGTCATTGGGCATCCCAAGACGGATGACCCTGCCTATGGTTGGGTTAAGGGTTTAACTGGAGATGCCGGCTTGATGCAGGCCATACCATATCAGGTAGATCCGGTATTTGCAGAGATGGTGAATTCTAAAAAGTTTAAGAAGATTTCAGCATCTTTCTATACTCCCGATAGTCCAATAAATCCTGTTCCTGGGATCTATTACCTCAAGCACGTAGGATTTTTAGGGGCTGTAGCACCAGCAGTTAAGGGTTTGAAGTCTGCCAGCTTTGGAGAGTCTGAGGAAGGTGTTCTAGATATTGAGGTTGATTTTGCTGAGTGTGAATCAGACTTTCTTGAATTTTGTGAATGTGGAAGGAAGGGTCAATTGGATGTAGAACAACTTAAACAGGAAAACGAACGCCTAAAAGCTACTCTAAAACGTCAAGAATCAGCCAGTTTTGTAGAAGGTGTAAAAAGTAAAGTCCTACCCACCTACAGAAGTGGCTTGGTTGAATTTATGTCCGGTCTAGATGCGGATCAAGAACTGGAATTTTCTGAAGGCAGTGAGCAGAAGAAATTACAAGCTATCGACTGGTTGAAGGACTTCATCACTCACTTGCCTAACGTTGTGGATTTAGGAGAAGTGGCAGGGGATGACAAGAAACTTCCTGAAACTCCTACAAATCCTACAAAAATCGCCAAGCTTGCTACCGAGTACGTAGCAGAACAGGCACAAAAAGGAACTCAAGTCTCCTATGCTGAAGCCGTCGCTCATGTTATGGAGGTGCAGTAATGGGCAGAAAGCAAATGTTTGTTGATTGCGTCACCTCTGAAGCGGTAATCAATCCTTACAGAATTTGTAAGTATGGTGCTGCTGATGGTGGTGCGGTTCAGGCTGCGGCTGCAACTGATAAGTTTTTGGGTATTGCTAATAACCTGGGGGCTTCTGCCTCTGGTCAGCGAACTGATATTGTGCGGTGTGGTATCGCAGAAGTTGAATATGGTGGCACTGTCACCAGAGGCGATTTGCTGACCTCTGATGCCGATGGTAAGGCTGTTGCAACTACGACTGCTAATAACCGTATTGTTGGCGTTGCTGATGTTAGTGGTGTAGCAGGTGACATCGGGCTGTGTTTTATTAGTTTGGGAATTATATAAATGACTAATGCACCTTTTCCTATAGATCCGGCTTTGACGGCTGTAGCCATCAGTTATAAAAATGCCAAACTAATTGCTGATGAGGTTATGCCTCGTATCCCTGTTGCGCGACAGGAATTTAAATGGTGGAAGTTTTCAATGGAAGAAAATTTCCGTATTCCTGACACCCGCGTAGGTAGGACTTCCAAGCCCAATGAAGTTGAATTTAGTGCTTCTCAAGAAACAAGTT